GCCGCTGTCGCCGGCCTGGAGCGCCAGGTTCTGAAACAACGTCGTGGTCTTGGAGACCATGCCGTTGAAGGTGTTCATCTGGTTGGCTGCCGCGCCGCCGAAGGTGCGGTCGAGCTCCATGGTGAAGGCCGCAAGCGACGACTTGGCGTCGAGCGTGCCCTTGGACACCGTCTGGATCAGTTCGGCCGTCGAGATGCCCATCGAGCGGGCCATCAGCTCCACGGCGCGCGGCATGGCTTCGCCGAGCTGCTGCCGCAACTCTTCCATCTGAATGACGCCCTTACCGGCCATCTGCTGGATCGCGATCGAGGCGCGGTGCAGCACCTCGTCATTGCCGCCGAAGGCCGCGACGCCGTCGACCAGACCCTTGAGCGCGCCGGCCATCGGGTCGATGCCGGTCGACTTCAGCTTCACGAAGGTATCAGTGAGGGCCTTGAGCGAGAACGGGGCGTCCTTGGCGAAGTCGCGCAGATACATGACCTGCTGGGCCGCCTCCTTCATCGGATCGGCCGCCTTGGACATGCCGGCGAGCAGGAACTTCAGGCGCTCCATCTCGGCGTTGACCTTGACGATCGAGCCGACCCAGCCCTCGGTGACGCTGTGGATGGCGCCAAGGGCCATCGTGGCGAGGCCCGCGGTGACTGCGACATCGCGCAGCGTGCCGGTGAAGGTGGTTGCCTTGTCGTTGAGACGCTCGATCGAGACGACGCCCTGCCCGACGTTGCGCCGGAATTGCTCCACGGTTTCGCCCGCATGGATCATGCGGGAGGTGAATTGACCGTCTTCAAGTTCCAGTTCAACCCGGATAGGCATTGTTCGTCAAATCTCCGATAGAATCGAGCGCGTGCAGCGCTGTGCGATCGATCGCAGTCGGTTTCGCTTCCTCGAATTCGATGATTGTGCCCACCTGCTTGCGCAGGTCCGTCATCAAGTCCTCCACCCCTTCCGAGGATTGAGACTGGATATGGACCATGGCCTGGCGCTGATCGCGCTCGGCCGAGATCCGGTCAATGTTGCGGTGGAGCATCCAAAAGGTCTGCATGGCGAGCCCGCGGACCTCTCTGACGCTCAACCCGTAGAATGCGACGACGCGACAGAAGGCGAACCCCCAGTCAAAAGCCTTGGCTACGCCGCCGCCATCGGAGGGTTTCCCTGGGCCTCCGTCGCTACCTCCTCCTCACCGGAGTTGGAGCGAGCAAAGGTCAAAAGCTGATTGAGCTGCTGCATGGTGAGCCTGCCGAAGCGGCCCTTTTCGACGCTCGGGAATACCTGCTCGAGCATCTCCACGATCATGTTCTTCTCTTTCTCGGTGTCGAGCGCGCCGGTGCCGAGCTTCTCCATCGTCTTCATGTTCTTGACGAAGTTGTCGACGGTGACGGGGACGAGCGCATGCTCCTTGCCGTCAAGCTTCAGCACGACGTCCTTTTCGGGGACGATCGCATCGAGATCGAGGACTACGCGGTTCGGGTTGGCCATGAGATCCTGCTGGCAAAAGAAAACTGGCGGAGCTCGTTGCCCCGCCAGTCACTTTTGCTTCAATCAAGCAGATAAGTCAACACTGACTTATCTATTAGGTCGCAGAACCGTCGCCGACGTAGAACAGGCGCTTGGTCACGCTGTCCGGGTAGGCGTTGAAGTCGACGGGGAACAGGCGCTCCTGGTCGACCTTGAACGAGAACTGCATCGCGCCGGGGGTGTTGGCCAGCGGCATGACGAAGTCGTCCGAGTGGTCCTCGTCGTCGTTCGCGATCGGATGCAGAACCAGCATCTTCGCGGTCGACAGCAGCGAGATGCCGATGCCGTTCGGGACGTCGACGCGGATCTTGGTCGCAGCTACGCCACCGGTCAGGGTCGCGCCGGAGACGGTGCAGTTCGCGCCGGTCACGAAGGTCTTGGCCAGCGTGTAGGCGTTGGACCAGACACCGACGGTGTCGGCGGTCAGCGTGACGACGCCGGCTGCGGCGGAGGCCGACAGGTTCACGACGCGATCGTCGATCGAGGCGTTGATTGCGGCCGCGAGCGAGGAAGCGCAGATCGCAATGGTTGCGCCGATCGCCATGTCGCTACCGGTCACGGGCAGCGTCTTGAACGTAAAGTCCTTGCCGTTGACGGTGACCTTGTCGCCGTCGACCGGGGGAGCAGTCACGAACGTAACAGTGCCGGTGCCCTTGGTGCCGCCGGTCTGGACCTTGGTCGCACCGGGCATGATCGCGACCAGGTTGTCCAGGGTCGTTTCCGCCAGCGGAACCTTGGCCGAGCAGGTGCGGCCCATGATGTATTCGTTGATCTCGGACTGACCGAACTGGTCGACCATGACCTTCTTCGTCTGGGTGGCAACCGTGACTTCGACGCCGCCCTGGGTATAGCCCAGGTCAACGCCGCCGAAGATCACCGAGCACACGCCCAGCTTAACGTTTTGGGTATTCGACGGCATAGATCCGATCCCTTTGCAAATGACCGCAGAAACTGATGGGCTCTATTCTACGGTCATTTTGTTTCGCATACAAGTCAGAATTGACTTATATATTACGCCGCGAGTTGCTCGAGGCCCTTCTCGAACAACTGGGCCTCGACTTCACGCCGCTTGACCAGGCCATTGCTCCAGAGCCGCTTCATCTGGCGCAGCAAATGCGGCACCTGGTCGGGGTGGCCGGCCGCGATCGCGTCGCGGATCTGGCGCATCTCGAGCCGGCGGTTCGAGCCGGGCGCGTCAATAAGCTGAGTGCCACGATTGAAGCAGAGCGAGACCAGCGCGCCCTCGCAATAGGGGCCGAGCTTTTCCAGGCCCGGATAGGTCTTGTTGGTCTTGGCGACCCAGTTCGGGAGCTCGACCTGCTCGAATTCGGCCAGCGCGGCATCCCAGGGCACGACGACCGAGGAGAGCACGCCGGAGCGAACCAGCGTGTGGGCGCGCTCGCCCTTGACGCCGACAGCCTGGTGCAGCACCGCGATCATCGCGGCCGGCAGATACGGGCCCCAATCGTGCTCGAGGTCGGCATGCGTGGTGTAGCCGAGGTCGACGCCGATGCCGATGGTGGCGCCGGAATCGCCCGTCGGCCAGGTCGGCTTCTGGTATTTGGCCTTGTAGAACGGAGCGGAGGTGACCTCCTGCTCGATGATCATATTTTCGGCGTCAAGACAGATGAGTTCGGAGGGCATCGGCGTTCCTTATCGGGGTTCAACATAGGAGGTGACGAAGTTGAGGGACCACTCCAGGACGTTCGCCGGCGTCCAGGGGTAAACGATCGGCAATTGGTCGAGGTAGATGTAGTTGACCTGCATCACGAGCTTGCCGTCGGTGCCGTTGAAGAGGCGCTTGCCCATCTCGAGGGCCTTGGCGACTGCATCGGCCTTGGTCTTTCCCTCGGCATGCGCTTCCGCGCGCACGATCGCCTGCAGACGACCGCGGTAGTAGCCAGGCAGACCGGGATCAATCTTGGTGCCGGCGAGCGGGTCTTTCAGCAGAATGCCCTGCTTGACCTCGGCGGGCATGGCATAGACGTAGATGTCTTGCCCGATGGTGCCGAGGCCGGCGTCCTGGAGGATCTGAGCGAGGATTTCGAGCTTCATTTCAACACCGCTAGTTCGCGAATGATGGCCGCTGACATCTGGGCCTGGATCTTGGGCATCTGGTCGTCCACGGCGCGCTCGAGGAACTTCTCGCCGATGACGCGGCCGGGATTGGCCGACTGCTTGGCGAGCGTGCCGGGGCCGGGCTTCATGCCCGCATAGTTCTCGTGGATCAGCATGGCGTAGCGATCGACGTCGACGCCGCGCACCTCGCCGCCCACCACGATCTCGATGCGCAGGCGGCCGCGATCCTCGTAGGACTTCTCCTTATGGATGGCATCCTCGAGGTTATGCTTGTCGACCGGAGCGTTGAGCTGTGCCTCCTTGACGATCTTGTCGGCGCCGCGGTCCATGATCTTGCGGCCCTGCTGGGGCACGCGCCCCGCAAGCTGCTTCATCAGAGTGGCGAGCTCGTCGCACCCGTAGACCTTCATGGCTGCTTTCATGGCGCGATGTCGAAATCGACCTCCAGGTGATCGAGCACGCCGGCGACCGAGAAGCGCTTCTGGACGGCGATCGCGCGCAGCGTCAGGCCCTGAATGGCGAACACGTCGTCCTTGCCGATCACGACATTGGCGGGAAACAGGATCTTGGCGACCGCGGTTGCTTCCTCGGCCGCGCCGCGGCTCGCCGACGAGTCCGAGCGGACCGGCGTCTTGGCGAGCTGGTCGAGATTGTCGACGATGCCGCAGGGCACCGTCTTGGCAGGATAGAAGGTCGGCTCGCCGTAGATGTTGCGACCGAGCTTGCGGGTGAGCAGACCCGTGGTGTTGGGGCGGAACATCAGGCATACCTCGCCAGGATCGCGTTGGCGTTCGGGTGGAAGGTCTGGTCGCGAATGTCGGCGAGCGTCGGCAGCTCGGTGGTCTCGACCATGGAGATCTGCTGCCCGTGGGTGTCCGCGGACGGGTCTTCGTGCCGGACCTGGGCGGTATCGACGCCGGCATCCGCGAGCGTCATCAGCACCACGTCGTTGTAGAGGGCGAGCAGATCGTGCCGCCAGATCGTGCGGATGTAGCGCCGCGAGGACCATTTCGCGGTCCTGCGGTC